GTCATAAAAGCCTTTACTCTCAGTATCCTGATCTGTATACTTCTCAGGAACGATATTTTTCTCCTCAAGGTAGAACACAACTTCATTTACGCTTTTCTTCACATCAACAAGATCAAAGTAATCTAAAGTGCCTTCAGGAAGAAGAAGGCGATAACCGTTTAACTCCATAAGCTATGAATTTGGAGACAAAGATAACAATTTATAAATTTACCCCTCAGCTTTTTACATTGACCCCATTCTTCTCTTTGCTATGTGCCATAAAACAAATGACACATGGAAATACTTGTTTCAAAAACAGCATTATTAGACAAACTGAAATCAGTAGGCAGAATCATTCAGCCAAAGAACACATTGCCGGCTTATGACAATTTTTTGTTTGTCATTGACGAATCAGGCTTTATTCAAGTAACGGCCGGTGAGGAAGGTGGCCGCATATCTACCAATGTGGATGGCAAGGCGGATTTCGTAAACTGTTCTTTTCTGGCAAGTGCCAAGACATTATTGGATGGTTTAAAAGAAATGTCCGAACAGCCTTTAACCATTTCCATTTATAAAAAGGAAATGATAGTCAAGTATGCAAACGGAAAATTCACCATGCCTATTGAGGATGGCAAGCAATATCCGGAAATGAATATTGATGATAGTAGTCATTCGTTTCTGCTATCAGGTAATGACTTGCTGTATGGGGTTCGCCAAGTTCAGTTCTGCAGTGCAAATGACGAACTTCGTCCTACGATGAACGGAGTCTATTTTGACATAGATTTGGAAAAGACTTCTTATGTCGGTACAGATGGCAGTCGGTTGGCAATGGTTGAACTGCCGGCTTCATATACGCGTAAGGAACGCGCCGGATTTATTCTTCCGAGCAAGTTTGCAAAATTGCTTTCCAATCTGGTTCCGGAAGATTGCTTGGAATTGGAAGTAAAAGTGAATAGAACTAATGTTCAGTTTGATTTTGACTCTTATCGGCTTGTGTGCCGAATGATAGAAGGACGATATCCCAATTACCGAGCGGTCATTCCTCAAAATCAGTCCAAGAGAGTAGTTCTAAAAAGAAATGATTTATTGGCGGCTTTAAAGCGTGTTTCGGTATTCTGCAATATCTCTTCCTCTTTGGTTGTCCTAAAATTCGATAAGAGCTCCCTGCTTATAACTGCCCATGATTTCGATTTTTCCAAGTCTGCGGAAGAAACTGTGATTTTGCAGGATGGGTGTGAAGCCATTGAGATAGGGTTTAAGAGCGGTTTCTTGATAGAACTTGTGAATAGTATTCCCTCAGAAGACATTTCTATATCCATGACGGACCCGTCAAGAGCGGCTGTTTTATCTCGCTGTGACGAAGAAGAACGAAGCCTTACTTACTTATTAATGCCGATGTCTATAAATAATTAATGCTATGGAAAAAACTAAGACACCTAAACAGATCATCCAATCGTATTTGGAAGAACGGGCGAAGAATGACCCTCTTTTCGCTAGTGTATATGCGAAACCTAATAAGAATATAAACGAATGTTTTGATTATATTCTTAGTGAGGCAAAGAAACGCGGTAATGCCGTATGTATGTCTGACGATGAGGTTTTCAGTCTTGCAGTACATTACTATGATGAAGATGACATTAAGGTTAGTAAGCAGACCAATTACAAAGCAGTCACTTCTCAGGCACCTAAAAGTGATGTGGGTGCTGCACCTCAAAAAGAAACAGGTCGCCCGGAAAAAACGAATAGCAGACGTAAGGGAAAGAAAAACGAGTCATCTTCTTTGCAATTCTCATTATTTGAAGGATTATGAAACCGAGAACGAAATTACAGTTTAGGGTAGTTGGTTTGAGTAGCCAGCTACCCGATATAGAAAGTATGATGGCTGAGTGGGCTAATAATGATTGTCTGGACCATATAGGATATGCTACCAAGTCCCGTGTCGTATGTATGGAATGTGGAGGACGTTTTTCTACAGAACTTGTAAAGCGCAAGCGTGCCGTTTGTCCTCATTGCGGTGCATCCTTAAAAATAGAATGGTCAAGGAAACGTACTAATAAGCAGTTTATAAGAATAGGAAAGGCGGATATATGTGAAGAGTTCCAGGTTATCCGATGCTTTGAACTATATGCTTATTATCGTGAAGGCAGGGAACCTCATTATTTTATTCGGGAAGTGCTTCAACATTGGATTAAAGACGATGGAAAACGGGAAGTGATGGCTCTTGCAAGAAATACAGGCTGTAGTGGTTGGTGTGGAAATCTTGAAATTCGTAACAAGACTGTAGGATCGTATTATAGTATCGGAGATAATGATGTTTACTGTGATAAATACCATCCGGATTCTGTATTCAAACCGCAATATACAAGAATGGGAATAGATTACAGGTTTCATGGACTGTCATTTCTTGATGCAATTAATATTATTCCTGCTAATCCAAAGCTTGAAACGCTTCTTAAGGCAAGGCGATATGATTTGTTGGGTTATTGGCATAGGGAACGTTATAAAATTAATGACTATTGGCCATCTATAAAAATCTGTCTTCGGAATAAGTATAAAATAAAGGACGTTCCGATGTGGTTTGATTATCTGAATTTGCTTACACGCTATCATAAAGACTTGCATAATGCTTATTATGTTTGTCCTGCGAATTTGAAAAAGGCCCATGATTTATATGTGGCAAAGAAAAAACGTGATGATGAAAAGGCGCGTAAGGCCCGTGATATGCAGCGCTTGCTTGAACTTAAGAAGTATGCTGAAGACTACATTAAAGAGAAATCGAAATTCTTTGATTTGAAACTGTCGGATGGCAAGATAGTAGTGATACCGTTGAAAAGCCTTGAGGAATTTCAGCAGGAAGGAGAAATCATGCACCATTGTGTCTTTTCAAATGAATATTTCAAGAAGAAGGATTCTCTTATCCTTTCTGCCCGGATAGGCAAGAAGCATATTGAAACGGTTGAAGTTAATTTAAAGACATTCAGTATCGTCCAATCTCGTGGTGTCTGCAATAAAGACACAGAATACCATGATAGCATTATCAAACTTGTAGAAAAAAACATAGTGGCAATACGTAATAAGATGATGTAATGTGTAGCGTAAATAATTATTTTTCACACGATAGTAACGCCCGCAATTCAGATAAGATTATTCCTCTCAGAATGAAATACGGAGCTGAAGGGTATGGAATATACTTCATGTTATTAGAGCGTCTTAGAGAAGAGCCGGAATACATGAGTGTCAAAGATTACAATATGTTAGCCTTTGACCTTCGTGTTGATTCCGCTAAAGTCAAGTCCGTTATTGAAGATTTTGGGTTATTTGTCTTTACCGAAGATGGTAAGTACTTCTACTCCGAAAGCTTCAAAAAAAGAATGGAAAAGAAAGATGCCAAAAGAAGTAAATTATCCGAGGCCGGCAAAAGAGGGAATGAAAAAAGATGGGGCAAAAAGCGTGAAGAATTAGCTACCCAATCGCCACCCGATCGCATTTGCGATGAAATTTTATCGCAAGAAAAGAAAAGTAAAGAAAAGAAAGAAACTTCTCCTAAAGGAGAATCAAAGAAATGTGAAATTTCTTTGCCTCCCGATTCAATAGAGGATTCTTTGGATAGTTGTCATGAAGAATTAAAGAACGACCAAACGTGGATGGAGACTGTATGTATGAATATACGTTCTTCCGGGCATCATGATTTTACGCCTTCAAGCTTTTATCAATATTTGGATTGCTTTTTCAAGAAATTACAGAATGAAGGTGTGACATACAAGACTCCGAAAGACGCAAAGGCTCACTTTGCCCGTTGGTTACATATTGAACTTAAAAACGAAAAAAATGAACGGAGAACTGATAAAAACAAAAATGGATATAGTAGTGAGCCCAAGTCAACTGAGGCAATCAGTCCCAGAAAACCGGATTGGCTTGACAATCAGACAGGAACTCTTGAAGATTTCGTCAACAGCATCCCAATTGGTCGCTGAATGGAGTGGAACAACAGCTCAGTTGAATTGTGCTGTAGAGCTTCGAAATGTGGTGAATGCTGGTAATATCCCTACGCTTGCGGATGTAAGCGCAGTGTTTGATAACTCAACTTCTGTACGCATTATAGTTAATCATCTGCAGTCTGTATTACGATATGCTGGTGTTGAGATAACTGATACACAATTGGCAGAAACGGCTCTTTCTATTCTGTCAAGTTATTATTTTTTGAATTTGGCTGAACTATGCGTGTTCTTTTCCCAGTTGAAGAATGGCAGTAGGGGACAATTTGTTTGGGGAGCCAAGATTAATAATCAGGCAGTCATGGTAGCCTTATCTAATTTCTGCCGGGATAGGCGTCAGGAAATAGAACGACAAGAAAGTGTGAAGATGCGCCAAGAAATGGAAAAAGGATATTCCCGTTTAGAGGATTTTACCAAAGGAATTGTTTTGGGAATTTCAGAAGCTAGAAAGAAAGCGGAGGAGGCCAAGAAAAACTACGAAGCTTTTTGTAGTTTTTTTCCTTGCTTGCCCGATGCTTATAATCCTCATGTCTTATGGAAAGCGTGGGGAGGCGATGCTGATGCCTTACGCCAGATTTATGGTGCTAATGTTCCTCCGGCTGATATTGCAGAAAGGGATATCGGAAGATATTTGTGTGAATATAATATTGCTAAAAGCAGAGAAGATAGTAAGGCATAAAAAAGCGGCCGGTACACCATTACCGACCGCCAGTAAGCTATAAAGCTTTCTTAGAACACACAAAGATAACAACTTTATAGCTTATGGCAAGTGCATTAGTAGAAAAATATATAGGACGGAGATATGAACGCTGGTTGGACTATGCGGTCTATCATTGTGGCTTGGCCGGTATTCCGGATGAGGCTAACGATGTGTTGAATGAGGTGCTTTGTTCTTTGCTGCAAAAGGATGATGCTAAACTGCAGCAACTTCTTTCCGCAAAGAAAAACGGCTGTACGGAATTGGATTTCTTTGTGTTGAAGATGATAAAACTGAATGTAACTTCAGACACTTCACCTTATCGGAGCAAATATCGTCCAATGCCGGTGGACCAGAATGTGGACTATTCGCAGTTGGAAATTGAGGATGTGAAAGAAGAATCGGTTGATAAGAACGAACTTCTTCTTAGTCGTTTCCATCAGGTACGCGATGTATTGCAGGATTTGGACTTGAGTCCTTTGGCGCGAAGGGTCTTTGAATATCGTTTTTTTGAAGATGCAAATTTTTCGGACTGGCCGGGAAAGGAATCTTTAAAGCAGCTTTATGAAATCTATAACAAAGTACAGGAACTGATTCGAAAGAAAATAAATGGAGAAAGTATATTTTAAGTAAAAAATAGTTCATAATTATTGGAAATTCATATATTTGTGATGCCCAATAATGTTATAATCTATTCATGTAGAGTGTAAACCGTAAAATCGGTTTCAGCTTTATAACGGCTGTGGGCGCACTCTACGTGAATATCTAAGAACTATGAAAACAAAATTTAGAGAATTTAAAACTGTTGAAAAACAGAAGTCAAAAACCATGCAATTGTTGAACATTGTTTTATTACACAATCAGGCACCGAAGTCGTATGTGGATTTGTTTGAAAAGATGGTATATTTTGATCATGTTATTCCATTAAAAGGAGATCATTATATAGAGCTATTACGATTTGAAAAACTAGCAACTTTGAACATGTATGAAGGAACAATTGTTACTTATATGGGTATCAGATCCAATGCATGGTTCAATCAAAAAAGCAAAATGATTGAAAGCAGAGAGAGTGATGAAGATTTGTATGCCAATACGAAGAAAGCAACGTTCTATTTTATTCCTGAGGTACATAAACTGTGTTTAATGTCAGGTAGCGAAATTACAATTCAAAATATTAAGAAGTATGTTGATGCTGCTTCGGAAAAGATATTGGGGCCAGAACAAATACATTCTAATTTTGTAACATCAAAAGATGAAATAACAGAAGCATATAAAGAACTTAATATTAACCGTGTAAAACTTACTTTGAATTATAGTAATAAAGATAATACAGAAGGTTTTGAAGAAACTTTTGATGATTTGGCAAAGGATGATAATATAGCTTTAATAAATATGGATATATCATCGGCTGAAAATGAAGATCTAAATTTAAGCAAGGGAGGAATGGTTGATTCCTTGATTAACCTTGTAACTAAAATGGGGAATGGTTCTGCCGAAATTACTGGTTACCAATTAATACCCGGAAAGAAAAAAGGAAGTAAACCCAAAAGGAAAAATCATAGAATACGTACCGAGAATTACATTGAAAAGATAAAAGTCGGATTCAGTAGTATCGGTAGTATATATATGGCTATATATAACGAAGTTATTACAAGATATAAAGGTTCAGAATAAAAATGGAAAAGAAGTACTCAATATTTGGATGGGATTCAGTGTTCAAATCATATACTAATCATGATTTGATTAAAGATTCAATTTTCCCATTGCTGGCAGCAGTTACTATAACTTCTATTAGCTATTTGGGAGAGAAAGATATGCTTGTTGAACTGTTTAAGGTTATCACAATTGGATTGAGTGTCGTTCCTGTAATGTTGTCAATCCTTTTGGCTGCTTATGCTATATTAATGTCGATGTATTGGTCTCCAATCTGTGAAAAAATGAAGCATAATGCAAAAGGAAACAAGCTACTGAATGGGTTGAACTCATCTTTTGCTGCTGCAATAAAGATTATTTGTTTGGGAGTTCTTTATCTTCTAATAATAAATAGTATAGGGACTGTGAATATGCCTTTTCATATAATACCGCCTAGTATTATCAATGCAGTTCTTTTAGTCATCTCACTATATTTCATCTTATTCTCAATATGGATAATGAAGGATATAGCGATAAGCATCTATAACTTCGCTTCTTTTACTATTAATACAGATATCAAAGAAAGAAAGGATGAAGATAAAAAAGATTCATAAACTTCTTATTTGCCCCTCTTTTGGCGAAAATAAGCGATTTTTCTTTGGTAATTCGGAAAAAAATTGCATCTTTGCCGATGCCAAAACAACAGTGAGTTAGACTCACTCCGCAGAGCGCGGTTAATGCTCACTGAATAAGTAGGGCTTTTTTTATGCCCATACTTAAACATATAGACGGCTGTCTTTCCCCTGTAGAATTTTGCTCTTCGGAGTGGACTACTACTGTTGTTTTGGCGAACATGGGAAACGACGGCCGTTCTTATGTTCTATTTATTGCCGAAACGCCAAAACAACAGTAGAATGAATTCAATTTCAATCCAAGGTGCGCCCACACCCAATGGGCATCGTGTAACCACAAGTCTTATTCTCCGGCTTGTGAATGTATGTATAGCGTTTATCGCTCTAACCGTATCGGGTTCTGCCGATATTCTGTTTCCTCTCTTTGCCAGCATGGGCTGGTTCGTTTCTTCAATCGTGTTAATGTTCTCTGAAAGAAAGGAGGTTTACCATGGCTGATACTAAACCGATTGCTCCCGAAAGAATTATAGACAATAAACTCTATGAGCAACTACAAGCCTTGCTGCAGGTAAAGAATGAATGTATCATTCTCTTTTCTAAATTCTCACATCAAGGTATGGAAGTACCCAGAACGGATGAAGCTACTTTATACCAGGATTTGGATTGTTGTATGCGTATCCTGGCTATTCTTGCCGGATGTAAATATGAATTCGACCTGCAGAAAGGAGGTACACTATGAGTAATGATAATGCTGCCCCCATGTTTGTAGTGGATGAAGAACTTCACAATCTGATGGTAACATTAAGAGATACCAAGGAAACCTACAACCATATCTGCGCCCATATGAGAAAGCAAGGCGTTAAGCTGAATAAACATAATGAAAGCAACTATGCCAAAGAGATTGAGGAACTGATAAGTACCGTTTCATGCCTAATCAGTGAACACCTTTACCACACTATACAGAAAGGAGGTCTGAAATGAACGAATTATATGGAATCCCTGATGCAAAAGAGGTAAATCTTACAATCGCAAACGAAGAGCTACTCTTAGCTTTCATTGACAGACTTTCTTTTTGTCCCCATGTGACCGTTAATGTTGTTATCCAAACGGTAGGGAACATTACAAATAGTTCCGTCAACCTTATAAATGCCAACAACACGAGTAAGCAAAGTATGTACATAGACTGTAAAATAAAGAAAGGGTTACTGCGATGACTGATATAGTATTTCAAGGTTCGGAAGGGCAACCTTTGACTACTAGTGTGCTTGTGGCTGAGAAATTCGGGAAACGACATGATGATTTGATGAAAAAGATTAAAAATCTTGTAGATATGTGTCCGCAAAAATGCGGGCACCTCTTCGTAGAAAGTAATTATGTTGATATTCAGTGCAAAGACCGCCCCATGTACATCATGAACCGTGACGGTTTCACTCTCTTGGCTATGGGCTTCACCGGACAAAAGGCACTCCAATTCAAACTGGACTATATCGATGCTTTCAACAAGATGGAGCAAACCATCCGGAATACCCGGAACCTTCCTTCGTCCGCCGATACTGCCATGTTGAAACAGTTGGTGGAGACTACCCAGACAATGGCAGCGCAAATCAGCCGTATGCAGGAAGAACTGAACAGACAGCGAGATATGCTACTGTTGCCGCCTGCCAATGTGATAGTGGAAGAACCGCGTATCTCTCCCCGCCAACGGAAGTATTATACGGTAAAGCAGATTGCGAAAGAGTTTGATGTTGATCCACGTTTGCTGAATAACTTTTTCGAATACATGGAAATACAAGAGTATGACCATAACAAGCAACGCTGGGTGTTGAACGAGTCGCTCGTCGGTCTTGGTTATACATACACAGTAGTGTATGAGCCTATAGGCCCGTATGAAGAATTAAGGGAGTATATGGTATGGACTCCCAAAGGGAAGGAATATCTCAAAGAGAGAATAAGAGAAGAACAAAGAAAATATCAGGAAAACAGAAGAAAGGAGAACTCACTATGAAACCAATTACAATAGACCCGCAATTACAATCAGTACTTGAACATTTGAATGCCGCGCGCAAGGACTTTTCAGAAGCCTATATCCGTATCACGAACGAGGGGGCAAAAAAATATTCTTTTATGCTTCGGGATTTCTTAACCGACATAGAGAGTGCCATCAGTGAGACACCATGTCTGGCCACTTCCAAGATAGAGCTTGACTTAATGCGTGAATACAATATACAGAAGGAGGAAAAATAATATGGGACAGAATGTATATGCCGATCCTCAATTGCAGGCGGCTTATGAGAAAGGCTTGAAAGCCGGACGTGTTGAGGGTATGATTGCTTACCAGAAACATCTGATTGAAAACCTACAAAAGGAGAACGCTGTACTTGTGAAACGGCTGGAAACCGAGAGAAAATCAGATTAGCGACCAGTCAGTCTAAAAGAAAATTGCAGGGGAGTCTATATTTTAATCGAAAAACGAAATTGCTATGTCTAAAGTAAGTGAGATTAAGTTAGACCCCCGCAATTATCGTATTCATGGAGAAGAAAACAAACGTCTTATTCGTAAGAGCCTTACGGAGTGTGGGGCCGGACGTTCTATTCTTGTGGATAAAAACGATATTGTCATTGCCGGGAATGGTGTCTATGAACAAGCCCAGGAACTTGGGTTAAAAGTGCGTGTTATCGAGTCCGACGGTACGGAATTAATCGCTATTAAGAGAACCGACCTATCAACAAAAGATGAAAAGAGGAAGCTGTTGGCATTGGCTGACAATCGTGCTTCCGATTCCTCCCAATTCAATTTTGCCGCTATCGTTGAGGACTTCTGTACGGAAGAACTTACTGATTGGAATTTTGATATTGATACTTTTGAGGTAAATATAGAAGAACCCCAAGAGCAGGATAAAGGACATGCCGGCTCTTTGAGGAAGAAATTTATAATTCCTCCATTTTCTATTTTAGATACCAAACAGGGGGCATGGCAAGAAAGAAAACGTGCATGGCTTGAATTGGGCATAAAAAGTGAGGTAGGTAGAGAAGAACAACTTACATATAGTCGTTCCGCCCAATCTCCTTATATTTATGAAGTAAGAAATAAACTTAGAGAAAAGACAGGTGTTGACCCATCATGGGATGAGATAGCGGAATATTGTAAAGAGAACAATATTCACATGATGGATGGTACTTCTGTTTTTGACCCTGTTCTTTGTGAACTTGCATATCGCTGGTTTAATGTTGATGGCGGTGTAATACTTGACCCGTTTGCGGGTGGTTCTGTTCGTGGAATTGTAGCTGCCAAGTTGGGGATGCCCTACCGGGGAGTAGATTTACGCGATGAACAAATAAAGGCTAATTATGAGAATGTAATACAAATGCAATCTCAATTTCCTGAAAGTGAACGTCCGGTGTGGAAATGTGGTGATAGTTGTGATATTGATAAGCATTTTGCAGGGTTAGAAGCTGATATGATATTTAGCTGTCCTCCTTATATAGATTTGGAAGTGTATTCTGATAATCCAAAGGATTTATCTACTATGGAATATAAGGATTTTAAGACTGCGTATTTTACTATCATCAGTAAATGTTGTACAATGTTGAAAGAGAACCGTTTTGCCGTTTTTGTTGTTGGAGAAGTACGGAATAAGAAAGGGGCATATTATAACTTTGTTTCTGATACTATAAAAGCATTCCAAGATGCTGGCTTGTCTTATTATAATGAGATGATATTAGCTAACCAGATTGGTAGCCTTGCCATGCGTGTAAGCAATCAATTTAATAAAAGCCGTAAGATAGGAAAGCACCATCAAAATGTACTTGTTTTCTACAAAGGTGATACAAGGGCCATAAAGAACGCTTATCCGGCATTAGATTTATCTTATTGTGATTTGTAAACAGACAGAATTTGCGCATAAGAGGTGAAAAAGAGTCTCTATTTTATATTTTGATAATGTAAGTTGTCTCAATTTGTCAGTTTTGGTTAGTTATTGGTTATGACAGAAAAGAAGAATTCAGCAGAAAAAAAGAAAAGAGGACGTAAATCGGATTACAAAGAAGAGTATTCCGACCAAGTTCTTAAACTCTGTCTGCTTGGTGCGACAGATAAAGAAATTGCTGAATTCTTCTCTGTTTCAGAACAGACAATCAATAGTTGGAAAAAGAAATACCCTGAATTTCTTGAGTCCTTAAAAAAAGGAAAGAATTTGGCTGATGCCAATGTAGCTTCTCGCTTGTATAATCGTGCTATTGGTTACTCATGCAAAGCAACTAAATTCGCTACATCTGACGGGCGTATAACTGACCAAAAGGAGTATATAGAACATTATCCACCGGACACAACGGCTGCAATATTTTGGTTGAAGAACCGACAGCCGGAAAAATGGCGCGATCGTAAAGAAGTTGATACCAATGTAAATTTAGGTGATGAACTTGAAAGTATGACCGATGAACAGTTAATAGCTATAATACGTGGCGAACAAGAGTAAAAGCAACCGGGAAATTCTTATAAAGCGTGCGAAGGCAGTAACAATTCTTCGCAAGCGGGAAGCTCAGAAAGATTTCTGGGCTTTCTGTTTATACTATGACCCAAAGTTTTTTGCAAAGCGTTTATTCCTGAAGAAAGTTGCAGAAGCTTTTATGCGTGTATATGAGTCATACTCTGCCGGCATAATCTATCGCCTTGCAGTAAGTATGCCGCCACGTGCAGGAAAGTCTTATATTTCATCTTTGTTTATCGCATGGATGCTTGGGCATTTTCCGGAAGAATCAGTTATGCGTAACTGTTGTTCTGATACATTGTACAATAAACTTTCCTATGATGCCCGTGATATTGTGAAGTCCAAACGTTTTCATGAAATATTTCCGGATATTTATCTTAAAGGTGATAAACAGAATGTGAAGAGCTGGAATGTTGAGGGAGCCCGTCAGGTTTCTTATTTTGGCGGTGGTGTTGGTGGAACTGTTATCGGTTTTGGTGCGTCCATGCTCGCCATGACGGACGACTTGTACAAGAGCTTGGAAGATGCCTTATCCGATAACAATAATGAAAAAGTATGGTCATGGAAACAAGGTACGCATGATTCTCGTATAGAGGGTAACTGTTGTCTTATTGACATTGGTACACGCTGGTCTGCCAATGATGTACTTGGGCGTTTGGAAGAAGCAGGGAAATATAATGAAATCATCCGTATTGCTGCTCTTGATGAAAATGAACGGTCCTTCTGTGAAGATGTACACACGACCGAATATTATCTTGAATTGCGCTCGGAGACAGACGAAAGTATTTGGATGGCCGAGTATATGCAGGAGCCATTCGAATCAAAAGGTTTACTATTTCCGAAGTCTTCCCTTATGCGCTTTAAACTCGCCGATATTGCAGGTAAAAGACCCGATGGCACTATTGGCGCTTGTGATACTGCGGATAAAGGTGATGATGATTTCTGTGCACCATTCGCAAAGGTATTCGGACCGAAATACTTTATCACAGATGTATTATTTACCAAAGACCCGGTTGAGGTTACGGAGCCACGCTTGGCACAAATGGTAATAGATACCGAATGCGACCAGTTACGTATCGAGTCAAACAATGGTGGGCGTATATTCGCTATCAATGTGCGTAAACTTGTTACCACGAAAAGAAAGTCCTGTCTTATCCAAGCGCGTCCTACTACTCAGCATAAAGAAACTCGTATTCTGATGAAAGCCGGCTGGATAAAAAAGCATTGCGCATTTCTTGATGAAACAGAATACACTAAAGGCTCTGACTACGGACGCTTTATGAAAGCTCTTACAAACTATAAGCGTGAGGGGGATAATGCTCATGATGATGCACCGGACGGATGCACCATTCTTGCAGAGTTTGCAGAATCAATAGGTCTCAATTTTAAAAAATCTGTTCGTAAAGTTGGGCGTGGATAATTGGGTAATTGAAAAAATAGCTATATATTTGTATTCATAAGAAGATTGCTAAATAGCCTTTCGCTTTTGAGTGGTTTAGACGTGTTGCCTCCTTGGTGTGGTTGTGTTTCGCTGTGTTTAACGGCGTATGAGTTGATGAAATCTATTTATAAATTAATAAAATTAAATGGAGGGCGAATTATGGGAAATATATATCGACTATTTGACGGAGTGTGGAACATGGGAGTGGGCTAAAATAGACACACTTTGATAAGCAAGGCGAACCTTATAGTTAGGAGCATATGTTCCACACCCACCAAAAGTAATAATCCTCTATATAAAAGCCTATCTAATATCGTTGGATAGGCTTTTTCGTTATAAAAAAGTAATAGGTGTGTAGATACTAATTGAAAAGTGCGCCGTATTCTAATTGAAAAGAGCTCCATCCATAACTGGTTACAAAATTACTA